TATGGTCAGCGATTCTTTCGATTGTTATTATCACTGCTAACGTTGCATATCCGCATTATGTTTGGATGGATTCGTTTGTATTGATGGACTACTCATTCGCACTTGCGTTCCTTGTTGTTCTTTTTGCGCATGCTAGCTTCAATAACTTTTATGTACAATTCAAACTCAGACAACAAATCAAGAAACAATTCGAACATTACCTAGATCCACGTCAAGTGAAGATATTACAAAAGAATCCTGAGTTACTGAAACTTGGTGGCGAACGTAAAGAGATGACTTATTTGTTTATGGATATTATTGGCTTTACACCAATATCAGAGTTTTATAAGAACAAGAATGACCCTGAAGGTTTAGTTGAATTGGTGAATGAATTCCTTGATGAGATGACTAATATTATATTGAAGAATGGTGGCATGATCGACAAGTTCATGGGAGACTGCATCATGGCAATATTCAATGCACCGATCGATATGCCTAATCATGCTGAGATGGCTATCAAGTCTTGTATCGAAATCGAAGACAAAGTCAAAGAACTGAAAGCCAAATATAAAGAACGTGGTTTACCTGATATCAATGTCGGAACAGGAGTCAATACAGGCACGGCAATCATCGGTAATATGGGATCAACAACAAGATTCGACTTTAGTGTGATAGGTGATGCGGTGAATTTAGCAGCAAGACTTGAAGCAACTGCTGGACGTGGAGACTATAAGAAATATCCTACAATCTTTTCAAGCTTTACCAATGATTTAATTGATATGCCAACCAAAAAGATTGGCGATATCAAAGTGAAGGGTAAAGAAGACGTTATTGAAATATATACTATTTCTTCTTAATGGCGTCCGCGCCGAAGAATGCAGCAACAAGACCAGCAACTGCCACAAAATATGTCGGTGCAACATTTGCAATTAACGTTGCGGCTTCGTGAAGTCCAAAGAGTGAAGTAAGAAATATTCCTGATGGATAGAATAGTAATCCTGCAAGAGCGAACCAAGTCATCTTCCTCATGGCATCACGTTGAGCGTCTTGATCTTCAAGTTCTTTGCGTTTAAACTCAAGATGCATTTCGAGTTCAATATCAGATACTTCGCCATCTCCATTGAGATCGAGTGGATGATTATCTTCTGACATAAAAAATCCTTTCGTTATTTATATCATTATTTATATAAAAAACTATTTACAATAGTACTTGGATATGTTATAATTAATTATATCATAACAAAACAATTAAAGGAATATTATATTATGAATAAATTTACAAAAGATGAAATCGTTAATGAACTAACAAGTGGCATTACTTCTATTATGTTTCGTAAAAAAGATGGTACTATAAGAAAAATGAATGCTACTAGAAATGAAGCATTTATTCCTGAAGATATGCAACCAAAGTCTGATAAGCCCATCAAAGAAAACGATGAGGTTGTCAAAGCGTTTGATACTGAAATTAACCAATGGCGTTCATTCCGTATCGATTCTCTTCTATTAGTCAAAGGTATTACTGTAACATAAATGTCACAGTCTGAAAAAAAATGCACACTAAATGTATAAATGTGCATTTTTTTGTTTACATCCTATTAAAACTAGTATAGAATGATACTATCAAAATAACAAAAGGACATATAAATGAATACAGATAATTTTTCAATTGGTTATGATAGTGAATTTCAAAGTAGCGAATGGGTAGCAACTAATATTGAAGGTGTTGATTATGTTCGCGATATCCCTTGCGAAAGTTGTGAATTCAGTAAAGAATGCGAAATAAAAGCTCTTGATTGTGTAGCTACTCGTAACTGGTATTATAATGGCGATTATTTAGATGCTGATGTTAGTCGTCTTCGCCGCGCTTGTAAATAATTGAAAGGTAACTAAATGGTCGCAAGATTGAAAAAAAGAAAAATGAAAAAGCTTCCTCGTCGAATTAAAACCGGTATTGCTGGAGCTCCAATTGACGATGGCTTCAGATGGTATGCCCATTACTTTAGAACCGAAGTTGAAAAGAAAGAACTTGCCGGTGTCATTCGTAATTACATTCGCCAATCTTTTACGAAAGATGAAGCAAAGTTTTTATTGTCTGCTCCAGACTGGTACTTTTATGCTTTTCAAAATATTCCAGCAATCATAAGTTGGAAGCAACTCAATTTAGAATTTCCGGAAAATCATAATCCTGAAAGAGCTTTGACTAATTATTTCGAAAGCCTACGTGTTGCGGTAAACAAAAGGCAAATGGAAGAAGCTGTTAAGATTGAAACTCCAGTAGTGAAAAGCAAATCTCCGATGGAGATACTTAAACAGAAAACAAGTGATATGCTTGGCTATATTGATGAAACAATTGATGCTCATTTTGAGCAAGAAAAAAATAATGCGAATACCGCATTTAATGGTATTGACATATATTCGCTTTTCCAAAAAGATAACGTTGCTTATAATACAGCAAAACATTCCTTTGATCATATTAAAGATATTCATAAAGAGATTGAAGAATTAATTGAGACAAAAGATCCAGACCTTGTTGAAGCTTATTCCTATATGAAATTAAAAAGACAAAAAATCTTTTTACAATTCCTTCAAGATATAAAACTTAGTATTGAAAAATATATTTTGAATAAAAAGGCTGGACGTAAAACAAAATCTCCAACGATTATGACTGCCGATAAACAAATCAAAAGACTTAAATATAATAAAGAATCGAAAGAATATAAAATCGTTTCAATTCCTCCAATCCAAATTATTGGAGCAACTCATCTTTTCGTCTTTAATACAAAATATCGATCATTGATTGAATATGTATCTGATTCGCCAAAAGGATTTGGCGTGAAAGGTACCACATTGCAAAATATAGATGTTGATAAGTCAAGATCTATTCGTCTTCGAAAACCTGAAGAAATGCTTACAATCGTTCAATCAAAGGCAATAAGTAAAATCAATAAAGCGTGGAAAGAATTGACCACAAAAGAAAGTAAACCAAATCCAAGAATAAATGAACATTGCATATTAATAAGGGTGATGAAATAATGACAGAAATGAACATAATGACTAAAAGCAAAGTTTCTGAATTGATACAGAATACTGTGTTTAATGATGGATTGACTTATATGGATGCTATCATTCACATATGTGAAAAGAACAATATTGAAATTGAAGATATTAAAAAGTTCATATCGCCAATTATCAAAGAAAAGGTTGAAGCAGAAGCAATGAACCTCAACTATTTACCAAAAGAAAATGCACTTAATTTTTAAAAATCTATTTACTAATGGTAGAAAATTATATATAATAAACTATCTTCTTTTGAAGGTAATACACTCAAATATGATACACTGTAATATAAAGGAATAAAATATATGTCATTTGAAAACTTAAAACGCAATCGTAATAATATCGCAAAACTTGTTGAAGAAGCAAATAAAGTCGGTAATAAAAACGCTCGTAAAGATGACGAAAGAATGTGGAAACCGACTGTCGATAAGGCTGGTAATGGTTACGCAGAAATTCGCTTCTTACCACAAGTCGATGGTGAAGATTTACCATGGGTTCAATACTGGGATCATGGTTTCAAAGGCCCATCTGGTCTTTGGTACATCGAAAAATCTCTGACTTCAATTGGTCAAGATGATCCAGTCAGCGAAAGCAATGGTCAACTATGGAACTCAGGTATTGAGTCTGATAAATCGATTGCTCGCGAACGCAAGCGTCGTCTACATTATGTCTCAAATATCATGGTCGTATCCGATCCAGGTAATCCACAGAATGAAGGCAAAGTCTTTATGTATATGTATGGTAAAAAGATCTTTGATAAGATCATGGATATTATGCAGCCATCATTCCAAGATGAAAAGCCTATTAATCCTTTTGATCTTTGGGAAGACACTACATTCAAAGTGAAAATGCGTCAAGTCGAAGGATATCGTAACTATGATAAATCTGAGTTTGTAAGAAATGACGTATTCCGTGATGATGCTCATCGTGAAGAAACTTATAATCAAGTTCATAAACTCTTTGAGTTCATTGATCCTGCTCAATACAAATCGTATGATGAATTGAAAGCAAAGCTCAACAAAGTACTTGGTGTTGAGAACAATCCTTCAGTTCAACAAATGAGTCAACTTGGTGAAGCAACACCTGCGCCGTCTCCTCAAGTCGAAGCGGAAGCGAAACCAGTGACTGCCGAAGAATTCTCTACAATGGAAAGTGATGACGATACTCTTGATTACTTTGCAAAACTAGCGAATAGTTAATTTTATTTTTCATATTTAAAAAACTAAGGGAGAGCTTCGGCTCTCCCTCTTTTTAAGGATTTATACTATGAAAGACTTTTTATACACGTTACTTGGTAGCATCGCAGTTGCAGGATATATTATAGCGTGTATAGTATTATTGAGCGGATTATATCATTACCAATCCATTGCTAATGCTTCGTCCATATTGTAATTATTTGATTGAGATACATTAGGCATTCCTTGTGATACCATGTTTGTTACGGATGACGAATTATTATTAATATTAGTATTACCACTATTTGCTACAATATTTGATTGCTGTTTGGCTTGCAGTTTTTCTTCTTCAGCAATTTTACGATTTGCTTCTGCCTGAATTAACTGCGCAGCTCTATTGTTTCTAGGCCCAACCAACTTCATAGCGCCCATCTTCATTAATGAAACAAGACTTATCTCATCCATTGATGCATTTAGCGTATCGATCCCTTGCGCCATTGTTTCAAATGATTTCTTAATAGCATCACCATTCAATCGCGCCATTGCTGCGTTAAATGTTTCTACAGTTTTACCAAATGAATTCATGTTTATTGTCATTTTGTTTAATGCTGGTGCCGCTTCACCTATTTTGGTAAGTTTATCAAATGGAGATTCTGCGCCAAACAAGCTGGTTACGCCACTTAATACGCTGCTTATTAATCCGCCCGCCGTAAATGCCAACATACCGGCCGCTAAGGATACTAATCCTGGGCCTAGCAAGAATAAGTTTTTAGCATCTACATTATTCAACAGCTCAAAGCTACCCATTAATTCAGCCATTGCGGGTGCAGCAATTTTAACTGCAATTGCAAATGGAACAAGTGCTAATCCTAATGCACCAATTGCTAATGCGCCTGTGAGTAATAAAGGCGCTATCGGAGCAATCAATGCTGCGGTAATACCTAGTACGCCTAATGCTAATGCACCTGCGCCTACACCTTTCCAGTTAATATCTGAAAATTGTTGGAATGCCTTTCCCGCAACAAACATTGCCGCGCCTAGACCTGTTAGCGCTACGATACCTAGTAATACTCTAGGATTACCTAATGCGGCTATTCCTTTACCTATACCTCTTAATGTTCCGCCTACCATTTTGCCTAAGCCTTTGCCTAACGCAACACCGGCTCTCCCGATTGACTTAGCAATATTAGTGAGGGCATTACCTACACCTCTTGCTAATCTTCTTATCAAATTAAAAATACTTCTGCCAAGATTATTCCCACTGTCCATGAGTTTGCGATAGAAATCCATTAATTTTGCTCTAACTAAATCTAATCCAAATTTTTTAAGAAAGAAACCACCAACACCTGCACCAATACCTAATATGGTTTTAATCAAACCAGATAGCAAACCAAATAGACCTTTCTTTAAAATCCCGCCTAATACCCCAAAAGCCTTTTTAAACATCCCTAAGAAAACTTGCTTCAAGCCCGTTAAGCCATTAACGATTTTTTCGAGTAGAGTTGTTTGTTCTTCTCGTGCTTCAGCTTGTCTTAATTGCTCAACTCCCTTTTCTTTTTTCTTTTCTGGTTTACGTAAAAGCATTTTGCTAATTTTACTAACATATTCAGCTCCAGGAACAACTTTTTTAATAACATCTGATAAATCGCCCGTAACTTCTTTGAAAACTTCGGTAAGTTTTGATTGCGATTTTGAATCATCTGGTTTTTGCTCACCCGATGAATCTTTTCCTTTATCTGGTTTACGCAAAAGAATTTTGCCAATTTTACTAATATATTCAGCCCCAGGAACAACACTTTTAATCTTATCTGCTAAATCACCTGTAACTTCTTTGAAAACTTCATTAAGTTTTGATTGCGATTTTGAATCATCTGGTTTTTCCTCATTTGCCAAGTTACCCGATGAATCTTTTCCTTCACCCATTTTACGTGTATTATCTTGTATGGCTTCATGAACTTTGCTATCTTTTTGTACAATTTTTGATATGGCTTCCTGAACTTTGCTATCTTTTTGTACAATTTTTGATATTGCTTTATAATGTTCTTCTGCCTTTTTGTTATGTTTTTCTAGCTTTTCGTTATGATCCAGAATCTCATCATGTCTTTCAGACTCATCATTCTCAGTAGATAACAAAGCAATGGCGTTATTTAAACGTTGGTTTTGTTCTTTTTCAAGTGCTTCTTTCTCTTTATTACGAAGGGATTCTAAGTCTTCCATTAGCTAATTACCTCTCTATTGTCGGATCTAGTTGTACAACACCATCATTAACGAGCTTTGCTCTGTTCTTCATATGTTGTTCTTGGAGTTCTTTCTTGCTTCCACCAAAATAAGGAACTGCGTGTCCTTCCATAATCAATACGTCTGTCACTGGAATCCAACTGTCTGTAACATTGTAATATACAATAAAATCGCCAAGGACCCGGCCAAACTTGCCTTTCATATCCTCACCCTTTTTATTGATTTGCGTTTTAAGAATAGCACCATTGCCAAGTAGTTCTTTTAACCTTGCCTTTGCAGCAAGACCGAATTTCTTTTCAAGAGGATCACGAGTTCGCGATTCAGGAGTATCGATACCCATAATACGAACACGCTCTTTTTTGATTGTAATATCAAAACCAAGATCGATATCAACATCAACTGTATCGCCATCTACGACTTTAACTATTTTGCATTTGTATTCATACATTATCGGCTTCTCGCTTTTCTGGCTTCTTCTTCGATTCTACGTTTTTCTTCTTTTAAATGGTCTTGTAATAATATAGTATAAATGTCAAGTTCCCAAGGTATTAAATTCTCTATCTCTGTTAAACTATAATTATGATGTTGCATTAGTGCAAAATTTAGTTTGTAATAATTCTCTAAACTATTGTGAGATAGAGCTACTAAAAAAAATTAGCCATACCCTTTATTAAAACATTTAAATCTTCTTTACAATTCGAGCAACTATGCTTTTTATCATACACCACTGAAGGCATTTCATCGGATATAAAACCACTTATCTTTGCAAATTGATCGCTTGATAATGAATCGATAAATGCATCTTGATCTTTAATTGATTCATCATCAAAAATAATTCTTTCTTCTTCAGTATTCACAGAAAGGATTGTCTGTTTAATCATTTTAAATGCTTCAGCTGTTTCAT